GCCTTGTGGACCGCAAAAAGGTAGTACCTAGGCCAAAATGGCACGCCATAACGACATAGCGAAACGCAACACTGTCAGAATGGCGCGCACGTTGTGTCTATATGCGTATTTGCGCAATAGCGCTTGGCTTTTTCCGCTGCCAGTTTTTTCTCCAGTTGTTCCAGTCTGTCCGCTGCCATGAGTATCGTTGCTATCGAAAGCCCTTCTTCATCTATCAGCGAGCTCGCGATAGCGCGAAGGGCAGAGACGATCGTAGCTGTTGGTACGCTGTCTGGATGAGTGTCCATCTTCTATTCTCCTCGGTCACGTTCATCGGCCCGCAGGCCTGCCCTGCGCTTGGCATTACGTTTGTTGTCTATTCTCCTGTCTTTCTCTCTATCCTTCTTGAGTTCTGCGCCGTAGAAGTCTCGAATGAATCTATCCTTTGCTTTAGCTGCTTCCCGCTCCTCACTGTGGTATGCGCCACACTTTTTGAGAGGATATCTGTTCTCTGGCCCGAAGATATCGCTATCGTCGTCGTTCACTGTATCCTATCCTGTCCACATATGCTGCGCCAGCGCCTGGCTATGGTAGGCCATGCGCGCTGGCTGGGTGATGCGTTATGGTTTGTAGATATAGCTTGAGAATCCCATGGTTTCAAGAAACCATTCGATTGCTTGCTTGAGTTGCATTGGATGCAACCTGCAGTCAACCCATTTCCCAGAGTTTTCGCTATTGATAGAACGATGCTCTTTGATGTGCAATGCGGATGCATCATTGAACAAGTATTCGGAAACTGTGCAGTTGTCTGCATCTATATCGTTGTCTGTGTTGTCCACATTGTGCTCACATAAGAAGACGATTGTCGGGCATCTATGGTTGCACACCAGACGCCTCAACGCTGTCCTCTGCCCATATGACATTGGGGCGTCGTCATGTTTGAGCTCGATGAAGATAGCCAATTGCCCGTCAAACTCAAGATATCCGTCGATATCTGTTGGAGTGACCTTCCCGTTTGCCTTGAACCGCAGGTTTGCGAAAGACTTCACTTGTTGTGCGCGTTTTCTGTTCAGGATAACTCCAGGCTGTCCCACGTATAACTCCTATCGTACCACAGCGCAGAAGCCATAGCTCTTGAACTCTTTGATGAAAGCTTCGATATTCTCGCAATTGTCTTGCGCGCCATACAGAAAGGCTTGCCCCTGCAGAGGCGCGCCTTTTTCTCCGCTCGGTGATTCGAATCTGATTCTCCCTCTTGGGAAGCAGATGCATGAAGATACGGAAACCAAAGCGTTGAACCATTCGGTTTCGGTTGCATTATTGACCAGAACGATGAAACTGTCAACCATGCCTGCGTTGAACTCCTCGACAAGCTTGACGCAGAACTTGCCGATGAGGTCTTTGCTGTATGGTGGATTCATCCACACATTTCCTCGCCAGTCTTGCGCTAGACCGTTATCGTCGATTGAGAAAAATCGCTTGGCTTGCACATTCCCGTTTGCAAGAGCACTTGATGCCGGATCCAAGTCGATAGTGCCCATGACAACACATGCAGATTCGATGTATGTGGCTGGCGTGTACCATTCGTTTTCGCCGCTGTTGTGGCATACGTGCGGCTTCTTGCCTTCGATGATGGCCTTGGCTTGTTCTGGGTTGGCTTCCACCACAGATGCTGCTTCAACGATATCTTTGCGAGATGGTGCATCGCCGGCAGCGATTGCTTTCGGCAAGTCAGGCGCCACATCGGCGAGCTTCTCCACAGCTGCGGCGAACTGGCCCGCGCGCTTGACGGTTTCTCGTGAGACGCCGTATTCGTCCGCCAGCTGTTCGGCGGTGTTCTGGTGAGGCTCACTTTGAGCCTCACCTCCTATGGTATATTGATTCTTGCCGCAGTGCGCCGCCTTCTTCGCCCTGTTGTACCTTCGCCCAACGACCAGCGCGCGATATTCCGGGTTTATGTTCCGCCGGCCCAGCTGGTTAGCGTCCATCCAGTCCATCGCGTCTTCTCGGCTTGCAAACTCCATGCTCACCGTCTTGAACGTGATGCCGTGCGCCTGGCAGATATCGTAGCGGTTGTGGCCGTCAACCAGGATATCGCCCCACAGCACGAGCGGATCCCGGCAGCCTTCGGCGATGATGTTCTTTTCGAGCTGTTCGCGCTCCTCTGGCTGCAGCGGCGGGATGATGCCCTTGAACTCAGGGTCGATGCGAATTGCTTTCTCGTTCTCCACAGTTTGCCTCCTGTGCTCATGTCCTTTGACTTGTCCACGCGCCCCGCGCGCATGGTTCACTATACCACATATCTCCGCGCTTTGATAGTCTTGCTCCAGCAATCTTGGCAGAGGCGCCACAGGTCTTGGCGCATGTGGGTTGTTTTCAGAAGTCCACAGCCTTGGCAGTAGCAGCGCTTGGCTTCGTCGTCCTCGGCGCGGGGGAGAGAGTAAGCTCCTTCAGCGTATTGAGACGGCGTCTCAATAAGGCGAGAGAGAGAAAAAGAGGCAGCCATTGGTTTATCCTTTCGTATCTGGCCATGCACATACACACACACTGCGTTTTACTCCTCTTTTTTGGAAATGCGCGATATTGGCTGGACAGATGGACAGATAGACATTAACACCTAAGAAAACTCTCTCTATATATAGTAAATTACGTGGTTTTTCAAGTTCAAGTGCCAATTCCTATCTGTCCAAAATCTGTCCCTATCTGTCCAATCTGTCCAAGAATTCCTTTTCCGCCCCCTTCTTCCAGCCTTTTCTTGGACAGATAGGGACGGATTTGGACACCTCTTGGACAGATTCTCACTCGCTTTTCTCGCTTGTCAGCCTGAACCCATCTACCGTTTTCCTCTTCCCCTGGATCTGGCACTCCTCGATCCGCTCTTGCTTGCGCAGCGTATCGATAACGCGCACCCAGTCCTTCTCGCCCCGCAGGAGGCGAATCAGGTCGCGCTTGGTCGCGCTGCCGCCATGTTCCTTCATGTGGCGAATGACCTTCAGCTGCGACTTGCCGAACGGCGTATCGGCGAGGTGGCCATGTATGTGGTAGAGCATACGGGCGTTGACGGCCTCCACGAACGCAATGGCCCAGGAGGCCGCAGGCGCGTCGATAGAGAGCGCCTGGGCGTTTGGACGGGCGACGCTCGCCGCGTACAACAGAGAGGCTTTCTGCGCTGTCTGCGCGGCCCTAGAGAGCACGGCGCTGTCCACCTCGTGGCAGTCCTTATCGCCGAGCTTTGTGGTGCATGTGCTTCTGAACGCAGCCAGCATCTCGCGCGCCTGGGCGCTCGGTTCGATAACCAGCGGATGTGGAAAGACGCTCTGCACGTTGCCTTCAGGCGACCATTCGTACCAAGAGCGCGCGTGGGCGAGCACGTTGTCCGGGATGGGCCGCATAGAGCGAGCCTCCTGCTCGCGGCGGATGTTGGGTATGGGGAGGATGGTGCAGCGCGAGAGCAGCCCGTCTTGCACCTGCGAGCTTGTGATGCTTTCGAGGAAGGCTTTGGGCGTAGCGCTGGCGTGCATAACCAAGTGTGGTTGATGGATGATGGCCGCTTCCTCGATGTCGTCTCGCTTGGCCCGCGCGCGCACGCGGCATGGCACAGGCACATGTGGGGATGTATAGAACGTGCGCAGCTTCTTCGAAAGCGCTTCCCACCTGCCGTTGCCTTGTCCATCCTCGCGGCTCATGTTGCGCATGACGACGTCGAATTCGTCCGGTTGCCACAGTGCGCATGGGTGAGAGTAGAGAAAGTCTTCCATACCTTCGGCCGTCTGGATATCTTCGGCGTAGCAGCCCATGGCGCCGAGCTCATGCATGAGCAGCATATTGGCTTCGCGCGGGGCGTTCTTTCCGATGCCGCTGCGGCCGATGCTGATAAAGTAGAAGTTGCTCCGGCAGTCTCCTGGGTTGGTTATCTTGCGGCCGGTGAGCCACGAGAGCATGGCGAGCGCGCCGCCGAACGTGGCGACAGGGCAGGGCGACGCGGCGCGCGACGTCACCCATTGCATGTAGTCTGTGACGAAGCCAGGCACGTCGAAGAGCGCTTCAGGGAAGTCTCCCGGGTCGGCCTGGTCGGTAGGATCGGCGCTTTCGGCGTCCTCGACAACGATGACCGACTGTTCGGCCTTCGGTATATTGCTCGACAGGGTGCCGCCGCTGGCCAGCATGTCTTCCATGTTGCTGACCGATGCCTTGGCCTTGTTGATAGTGCGCGCCAGATAGTCTGGGCGGTTAGCCTTGCCGCTGTTGGCGGAATATATCGAGCGGTTGACGGCGATGAGAGAAGCTATCTCGTCGTCCGTCCACGCGCACCGGCTCTGCGTGAGCAGCGCAAGCGTGGCGATAGCCATGTCGTATGCGCTCTGGCTTGTGTCGACCATATCCGTTCGCTCATGCTTCCATGTATCGGCGAACCTTGGCGAGTATTCGATGGCGGCCGCGAGCTTCTCGGCGTTCACCGGAGCCAGGCTGTACCTGGCCGCTACCTTCGCCTCTTCTGCGGTGTCGTACATGTATTCTTCGAAGTCGCTTTGCAGATACCGGAAGCTGTTCATCTCGATAAGGGCCACTTGCGGTGTGTTGTCTGGGTTCTTATAGTTTATGGTGCCTGGCACGCGCAGCACGCGGGCTAGGTCGCCGCAGTTTTCCATGTGGTATCCGTCTTCGCGCATCTTGGCGCAGAGCAGTCCATGCCAGCCCTTGGCCATGGCGGCTGCCTGGGCGCGCTCTTCGGCGCACTCGAAAAGCCACGGCTCTTTGAGTATCCAGTAAGCATGGAGCCCGTGGCCGCTGTCCACGATGGCGCTTGGTAGGAGTGGCATAGACGAGCGCAGGATCTGGAGCGCGCGCTCTTTGGTTGGCAGATTCTTGGTGTTGCGCACGTCATCGAGACAGTCCACATCAGCCCATAGGGCGCCGATGGCGAGGGCGTCGCTTGCCTTGCCGCGGGTGGAGATATCGGCCGGCATGAGGGCGAGCCCGAAGTAAGCGTTTGAGCGGATGCTGATAGTCTTGGCGTATGTGGCAGCGTCGGCGATAGAGCTGAACTTTCTGTCCTTCATGCCTTTCTTGTTCTGCGCGCAGATAACGATATTTCTGTGTTCGTTGACTGCGTCTCCGAATATAGCTTCTAGCAGGTTCATGTGGTCTCCTTCAGCTTGTCTATGGTTTTCTTGACTGTTCCAGACTCCTCCACCACTCTATTCAAGAGATACACGATGCGTTCTGCGTTCTTTTCGTTGACTGTGTTTCCCGGCATCAGGTTTAGAATGCAGGCTTGGCCTAACGAGATGGTGCGTGCGAAGCCTTGTCCGTCTCTTTCGATATGGAATCTATGCACCGCTTTTCTCCTTCATGAGCGCAAGGGCGATATCTTCGATGGCATGGGCGAGGCAATAAAGCGCGTATTCTGTTTTTTGTGCGCCTTCTGGACACTTGATTCTTCCGTCCAGCGCATCGCTCGCGATGCGGCAGTTCATGGTTGCTCTGTATAGTTCAGGATATTCTGCGAGTTTGCTTCTGGGTTCTTTGTCTTTCATCATTCTCCTCCTTCCATGAGTTCGTTGAAGATACGTTCGGCGTATATCATTCCATCTTCGCTAGGCGTTTGCAGTTCATCGAGCAGGTCGAGGATGACGGCGAGCAGCTTCTCCTTTTTGAGCGCCGCCGGGAAGAGTATCCCGCCGCACTCGCACTTGCCAAACTGTGGGCAGAACGAACATGCGCCGAGGGTGGAGCCGATCGCCTGGCATCCTTCGCATCGGTTATGTGTGTAGACTCTTTTTCCGCAGCTTGCGCACAAACAGCGCTGCTTGCTAGGCCTCATGCGTTTTCTCCTCGTTCATCATCTCCGAACAGCGACGCGCTTTTCGTCTTGGGTTCTGTTTTCGCGCCTGGCACAAGGCATTGTGGCGATGCCCAGAGGCGTTCTTTGTGTTGTTGGCTTGTGCCGTCGATATTGCCCATGCCTCCGGTTAGGTGGCCTTTTTTATACCATTCGTAGACTCGCCAGCCCATGCTTTCCAGGATGTTGTGTTCGCCGTCGAATCCTGCGAGCACGATGCGGTATTCCGGGTCGTTGCCGTTTTTGATGCACCATTCGCGGACTTCTTCGGCGAGCTTGGTGCAGTCGCACATATAGAGGTCTGCGCTGCGGACGTCGAAGCTGTAGGGCGGGTCGATGAAGATGCCGGCCGGGCCATGTCCTTGGCGTACTGGCAGAGTCTTTGCGGCACCTCCTGTGGTAACTCGTTTCCAGTCGCCGTTGACGATGCGTACGTGGCGGATGCGGGCGGAGAGTAGTTGCATCCATCGAATGATGCCTGGCATGGTGTGGTCGTGGAAGGGGTTTGTGGAGAATATATCGCTTGCGGACGTATCGCTTGCGAAGGATATGCGTTGCACGCCGACTTCGCGCATCCCTGCGTGCTCGACGCCCTGGCCGTCGTTGCCGAGGTGCGGCAGGCCGCGCAAGACGCCTGTTCCGATTTGATCTTCGTTATCTGTATCATCTTCCCACTCGCACGCCGGCATATAGACTGATACGATTTTGCTATCGTCGCGCAGCTCACGCCAGTCCGGCCCATACTCTCCGGCGATGTCCTTGATTTTGCGGATGCGCCCAGTCTTCGGGTCGGCAGTCCACGGCCCGCCAAGCCCGCCTATCTGGCAAGCGACACCATAGAGCCACCACCCGGCCATGACCGGGTCGCACCAGTCTGGACTTCCGGCCAGAAGTGCGAGCGTATCTTCACTCACCCAGCGCTTCATGGCGATCTGCCGCGCTTGCTTGTCGGCTTCGGACACTGGCCAGCTCGCCGCGCGCGCCGTCTCGATCGGATACCACTGGATAGCGCGCCATGCGTTCACAAGCAGTCCATCCTTATCGCATACAGTCTCGCTGTAGTACGGGCGGTTGCATGTGTGCGGGCGGTTGAGCAAAACTGCCATGCCGCCACAGAATGGCTCCACATAATGGTGCACATCACCGATAAGCGACCACACCGTATCGGCAGCCTTCGTCTTCCCGCCGAACCACGGGAAAGGACACTTTTTCTCATCTTGTGCCATGCATTTCTCCTCGTTAGAACGGTATCTGCTCGTAGTCGTAGTCTTGCACGCCTACGATAGCCCTGATATCAGCCGCCGCCGTCATCGCCTCTTGCCTATCGAAAGGCGCAGCGACGATCTCCACATCATCTTCCATGCCAGGCTCTCGCGGGCATGGCTTGTGGATCTGGTTCCCTTCGTCGTCCTTCCATGAATAGCCAGTTATCCGATCGTATTTTCCCTCCTTGCCAACGGTTATCGCGTATGGCTCGCGGAAGACGCCGGCCTCTCCGGCGCTCACAGCTGACACCACGCTGCCGGGCAGCGCATACTCTGTCCGCTCTTTCATCCATGCCACAGCCTTCGCCTTTGCGAAGCCAGTGTGCTCGACACATACCCATTCGGAGAATTGCTGGAAGCCGCAACGATAGTTGACGCGCATGGTAGGCGGTGCGTCCGGGTTGTCTCTCTTGGTGTGGCGAGTGTATGAGACGCTGTCGACGCGGATCCACGAATCGTTTGCGCCGGAGATGATATCGACTTCAGCCGGCTTGTCCACATGTTTCGGAGCGGGCGGAGGGAACGGCGTTCCGCAGTCTGGGCATAGGTCATACGCGATATCGACAAGCAGCCCACATTGCGGACAAGCCTTGCACCTGTTCGGCTCTTTCGATGAGCTCGACGAGCCGCCGCCGCCGCGAGCGATAGGCTGTAGCCTATCGACTGGCCCTAGGCGCTCGACGTTGCCGGCGAAGTCGAGCACAAGGCAGTCAGTCTTGCCTTCTGCCTTTCGGAAGCCGCGGCCGACCATCTGGTAGTAGAGGCCCGGTGACGCTGTGGGGCGTAGCAGGGCCACGCAATCGACTCCAGGCGCGTCGAAGCCTGTGGTCAGCACGTTGACGTTGGCGAGATACTTGAGTGCGCCAGCGCGAAAGCTATCCAGTACCTCTGCGCGCTTGTCGGCAGGCGTCTCGCCAGTTACTACTTCGCACTTGCCGAACGGCCACATGGTCTGCGCCACATGTTGGGCGTGGGCGACGCTGGCGCAGAAGATAAGGCAGCTGCGCCTGTCTTTGGTGCGTCTGGCGAGCTCGGCGCAGGCGGCGTTGACAACGTCTTCGGTATCGACAAGCGCCTCTACCTCCTGCTCGATATACTCGCCGCCGCGGATGTGGAGCTTGGCAGTATCGACGCTGCCGCCCATCCTGCTTACCAGCTTCGAAAGATAACCGGCCTCGATGAGCTCGCGCACGCCGATTTCGTAGCAGATGTGGTTTAGGATGCCGTCTTTGGTGCATATCTCGCCGCTTGTCAGTCGATACGGCGTGGCCGTCAACCCGACAACGCGCACGCGCGGATTGATAACCTTGGCATCGGCGAGAAACTCTTGATACATACCATCACCGGAAGGCGGTATCATATGGGCTTCGTCAACGATGATAACGTTGAAGGCGCCGAGGTCGCACGCGCGCTTGTAGACAGACTGGATGCCTGCGACAACGACGGCAGCGCTGGCGTCCCGGCTCTTGAGCCCGGCGCTGTATATGCCGACGTCGAGCGTTGGGTCCATAGCGGTTATCTTCTCGTGGCTTTGCTGGAGTAGCTCTTTTACGTGGGCGAGCACAAGAACACGGCCGCCCCATCGGGCGACCGTGTCTTTGCACATCTGGGCGATAACAGGTGTCTTGCCGCCGCCGGTAGGGATAACGACACATGGGTTATCCGAGCGCGTTCTGGCGTGGTCGTAGACGGCCGCCACGGCGTCTGCCTGATATTCTCTCAGTTGCATGGCTATGCCCATTGACCATAGCAAGGATTCGGGAAGATAATGGCGTTGTCAACGCACCTGTGATTGATATCGCCGTCGTTATCGTCCACGGCGAGCGCGATACGGTATTGCTTGGCGAGCGACTCGAAAGCTTCCAGCTTGCCTTGCTTATTTTCGCAACAGAGCACATGGTCAACGACCGGATATCCGGCTTTCTCCAGGTTTGCCACCGTGGCGTTGTGGAGCTCCTGGTTGCGCCTCGATACGAAGTAGACTGGCACGCCCATATTGTTGGCCGTTGCGGCGAGAGTGAGCACCTGCGCGAAAGGCGGCATATCGGCTCGTGCGCACCATTGCTTCCAGTAGAATGGATAGGTCGATTGATTCTTGACCAGGAAGCGCATGTAGTCTGTAGTGTCTATGGCGCAGTCATCGATATCCACAGTGATGCACTTCTGGCCGGTTTTCTTGTCTTGCGACAACAGGCGCAGCGCATATGCGATAGCCTGTGTGCGGAGCATGTTGCATTCTTTGCTTCGATAGTATTCAAGCGCGTATGCAAGCCTGATGACATACTCTTGGTTCTCTTTATCCACCGGTGTCTCCTCGATACTTGGCCATATCCATGATACGATAATACATCTCGATGGACCTGGCCCGGTTCTCTTTGTTGTGTGGCTGGTGCAGGGCGTCGCCGAGGGCGTACAGTATAGCCATTTGCTCCTCGTTCATGCCGCTCTGCAGCAGCCCTTTGAGCCGTTTGATTTCTGCCATGGCTTCCTCGATATCCATGGCCACCTCCTAGTCAGAGAAAGGTCTAGCTTGGCATGATCCGCCCTTGCAGTCCGCGTGGGCGGTGTCTGCGCGGTGTCCAACCGCTTCGGCCATGCGCTCATACTCTGCCTTTGTGATGCGCTCATACGGCATTTGAGAGAATTGTCCGTTGCATGTCGGTAGCATGGTTGTTCCTTTGAGCCGCGGGCCATAGTCGTGGATAGCTCTGGCGATATCGTCTACGCTGTATTTGTCTGGGTTGAAGTTGACGGTATAGCTGATGCTGTTGTCGGCATACGTTGCCTGGACTTCGGCTTGCAGTTCCAGTTGCTGCTCGATCGACAGATCTTCCGCTGTCACGATAGACTCCACAGTATCGAGTATTTTGGCCTTGCACGGGAACTCGACAACGCTGCTGTGGGCAGCGCATGTGGATTTCTCGATATAGTAGCCCTCCTCGCGGAGCCTGGCGAGCGTATCGTTGTCATTGTCGAAGATAACGCGGCGGATAAAGTAGTCATACAGGTGCGGCTGCATACCTTCGCTGCAGCCGGCGAGCTTGGACATGGTGCCGCACGGCGGGACGCAAGTCACTTTGATTGGGTGGCTGATGCCGAGCTTGTCGCAATAAACGTCAGCGGCGATTGCTACTGCATTGCGCCACTTGTTGAGATACGGTCGCAGAGCGCGCGTATTATCGTATGCGATTCCGCGCTTGGCCATGAAGTCTGCAAGGCCAGTAAAGCCGACGCCGATGCGGCGCTGCAGATCAATAACGCTCTGTGTTTTGCTATCCTGCGCCTTGAACATTGTGGCGCGGATGAGAAATCTGGTAGCGATGCGGAACAGGTTTTCGATATCCTCTCTTTCTGTGTTCAGGTTGACACTGGCAAGGCAGCATGAGCCGAACTCAGGCAGGTAGAGCTCTCCACATGGGTTCGGCGAGAAGATAGGTTGCGTCTCTCCGTCGCAAACTGTTGGCCATGTGCATATGCCAGGGTCTCCGACCGTGTACATGCCTTCAGCTACAGCCTTGACCATGTCTTGCGCTAGATAGAACCGCTGATCTGTGGCAAGTGAAAGGTTGATAGTGTAGACTTCGGGGTGATTGCGTTTGAAGTTGATAAAATCCATAGCGTCGCTGTCTCGCCAGTCCTTCACCGCGATTTGAGCGCTGCGCCGGCTGTTGCCGGCCATAACGCCCTTGGCTATCGCGTGGCTGATAAGCATGGCCATGATAGAGTCTGGCTTGTTTTCCCTGATAGCAGTTGCGATATCGAGGAAGATCTGGTGCAGCGCCGCGGGCCCGCTGGCCTTCCCGCCGCTACCGGCGATATCGCTACCGCGCGGGCGAACGGTCCCGTAGTCAAATGCGATATGGATAGGATTGGAGCTTTCGGCCGCGAGCAGGAGTTGTTCAAGGGCGTATGCCCACCCTGATCTGGAGTCTCCGACCCGAACAATTCCGCAATTTGGCAGGTTGCCGATATTCTCTACGCCGGCGATCTGTTTATAGTCTGGATGCATGTGGTGGCATACGGCATGAACGATAGGGGCTGACAGTTTGGGCGGCAGACGCATGAGCGCGTTGCTATAGTTACTGCCGACGCCGCCGCCCTCCATGAGGCGCAGGAACATGAACCGATAGTGCTCAATCCATCCTTGCGACCATCCGGTTGCATAGCAGTTTGAGATGAACTCTTTGCCCTCGGCTCCTGTCGCCCACAGGTGCCGGCCGCCGGGCAGAATATCCATTCCGAGAAGCGATTTCCTCAGCTCCTCGCGTTTGTAGTCTGTGCACGTATTGTCCATGCGCGTATTTCCGCGCACGACGCGATCTACAGTCTCTTCCCACGTCTCATTCTGTCCGTTCGGCTTCTTGCGGCTGTACGTCCGCTCAAAGATAGCCTGTGATATAGCGTCCATCCTGTCTCCTATTCTTCGCCAACCATGTTGCGCAGCTGTTCAGTCGTCCACGTTCTGTCGCTCATATCGCTTCCTCTTCCATACGCGAGCTCGACAACTCGATGGGCGAGGTGCCAGTCTTTGCCGTTGACGTGGTAGTCGTCGCTCGTGTCAATGCACCCGCCGGCGGCGATGTGGTCGCCTGTCTTGCGCGCCAGGTCATGCGCCATCATCTCGACCAGCGCTGCCAGGCCGAACAGATTGTTGAAAGCGGCGTTGATAGCGTCGCGAGCTCGCCAGTGGAGATACATGTTCAGCTCATACGGGTCTTTGCCGGAAAGCTCGAACCCGATATGGCGCAGGCAAGGGATATGCGTTCCATCTCCGTCGCCGATGCTGTCAAGCGCTGGGTTGGCGAGCGCGACGATAGCCTTATGGCTTGTGCGCTTTCGCGCCAGGCAGCGCAGCGCATATTTGAACTGGTCCACAGTATGCGTATCGTCGGCCCATTCGAATATGCGTTCGTGATATGTGTATTCCCACGCTCGTTGACTGCCGAACATGATCTCGTTGCGATATTCTAGAAGGTCTTCCGGCGTGCAGGTGAATCCCCTGTGCACCATGGGTTCGGCAAGCATGCGCTCGATACGGATAGTCATCTGGGCGTTGCGGCCGAATGGCGTCCCTTCGCGCCAGTATCGGCCTGGGTACGCTTGTCCGAGGTCGCGCAGGGCGATGATGCTGTTTTCCCACGCTTCAGGCAGCGTGGAGCCGTGAGCGTAAAGGCATGGTTTCACGATCAGACTCCTTGTCCAGGTAACATGTCCCAGCATACCGTCAACATCGCCAACGCATCTGCTGTCGCTAGCGTTACGTTGACTGCAGGGTATGTGGCTTTCATGAGCGTTTTGATATGATTCTTGCGCTCGCTTTTCGGCATGCTCTCGATGCCGAGCTTTGCTATCCATGCTTTCGGTTTGCAAAGGGTGTATGGGGTACAGAACGCCTGTAGCGCACCAAGTATGATTCCAACGCCGCGGGCGAACGTTGCACTTGCCTGGGCGTTGTTCCCCTTCACGTGATACCCGACGTCTTCGACGATGACGTATGTTATGTCTCTTCTTGCTTCTCGGATCTGCTCGACGGGATTTTTTAGCTTGTCTGCATAAACGCTACCGTCCCTGGACCTCCATGCTATGCCTCCGTTTGCCCCAGGGTCGATCGCGATAAGCGTGATTGGCACATCTAGCCTCCGTGCCACCGGGCGCGTTTGTAGCGCCCGGCAGCGTATTTGAAAGTCACTTTTCGCGATAGACAGGCATGATTACTTCTCGATACTTGCCCATGCGGAACAAGCATGGCGTCTTGCTGCCGACGTTCATGATCTCCACCACGTCGGCATCAGTAGCAGAGAGCATCTCAACCAAGTAGTAGCCGCAGATACTCGTCTCGGCGAATATTTCTCCGTCCGATTCGATGTCAGTCGATACGCTCTGGCCATCTTGCGTTGTGGCTGAAAAAGATATGAAGTGCTCTGTGGCAGAGATAGCTACTGAACAGTCGGTAGATTTGACGCCGATACTTTGTCCGGCGAACGGCGTCATAGCCTTGGCGATATCGAGAAGCTCTTTACGCTTCTCGACGCGGCACATGGTTTCTGCCGGTACGATATCCTTGTAGCGCGGGAATCGCCCTTGCACTAGGATGGTTTGCGCGCTTCCGTTGTCACCTTCCACGGTCAGAGAACTGTCGCGCAGAGTCAGCTTGACCGAGCTGCCGAAGTCGATGCAGAGTGCGGTAAGGGCGAAGCCAGGCACAACACATTCGCCTGTGCCGTCGATCTCGGCGGGAACAGCTTCGAACCCAAGGCGACGGGTATCTGTTGCCGCCACAGTGATGCCTGCCTCGCCGAAAGCGAAGTGCAGGCCTGTCATCGCATATTGGACGGCATGTTGCGCGATACAGTGTTTCGCATGGCCGATTGCCACGCGCAGACTCTCTGCGCATACGCTGGTGGAGCAGATAATGGCGCCATTATCCGCGAGATCGCCTTCGCTGCGGTGCGGGTGAGAGAGTGGGTCGACGCCGATAACGTTGGCTTTGGTGTTTGCGCCGTCATTTCCGCCGCTGACGTGAATCTTGTACCCTTCATCGATACTCAATTCCACATGTGTTCCGCGGACCGCTTTGACGGCGCTTTCAAGTGCTCGAGTGGTGCACATGCACATCTCGTTGCCTTCGGTTGTCGAGCACGGGATGCGCAAAACGAGTACCGTGTCGAGATCTGTGGCAACGAGCTGCATGAGCCCGTCTCTGGCGTAGATTTTCACGCACTCGTTCACGTTATTTCTGGCATGTTTGATAGATTTGCTTGCGTTGCCGACGGCGTCGAGCAGCGCTTTCTTTTCCACTCGGATCATGCTTTTCTCCTACCAAGGGTTCTTTTCTGTCGCCTGGGTGTTCGCCTTCGGCGTCCCAGGCTGTGTCGGTGCGCTTGCCTGCGCAGGCACCGCCTGCGCCTGCGCCATTGTCTTCTTGGCGTTGCGGTGCTGGTACGTCTTGATGCGCGATACCATGTCATCAGTATCCTTGCGCTTCTCGACCTTGACGACGATGTAGATAGGGATTCCGTGCAGCTCAGCTGTGTCCCTGATAGTTGTGGTGCCGCACGCTTCGCAGATAGTAGCCAGGACGCGCTTGGCGATATCACGAGCTTGCTCATTGGATGCGTGCCACAGGTTGCACCGCTCATACATGCGGCGTCCTTTGTACTCGCCTTCGGTGATTTGGAAGATGAACTCGACGTAGTCGGATACGCCGTCTTTCGCAGTTTTCTTTTCGCTTCCGATGATAGCTGCGAGATAGGTTCCGTTTGGAATGGGCGAATATTCACCCATCTTCTCATGTTCGTTTGCATTGAACGTTCCGATATTAGCCATTCTGCGTCTCCTTGTGCATGATAGCCGCCCACGAGAGCGGGATGTCTTCAGTCAAGCCCATGCGGTTCTTTGCCGTAACGCGCGGGCCATCGGTTACCTGGATAGTGCGGGCGTCTCCGGCGATAGAGACATATCCCACCATGTCCGCCCATTCGATGAACGTTTCGAGGAAGCCGTCCATGATGTCCGGGGCGGCCTTCTGGATACCGCGAGCGTTGGTTTTCTTGACCGCTACACCCTCGTCAGTCACGTTGGCGAGGCGAGTGTGGGCGGTGAGCAGCACACAGATCTTGCGCTCTGTCAGCTTATCGAGCAGTGGCAGGAGCTGCTGGTAGACCACGTTGCGCATAACCAGTCGGCCGTTGCCATATCCGCCGTGGGCGCTTTGCAGTGTCTTCTCCGGGCGCTCGTTGTCGGCGCCGCTCACATGTTCCTCGATACGCCGCAGGAGCCAGTCAAGCGAGTCGATAGCCACAGTTGCGTAGTCGTGCTCATCGTTGGCCAGCGCCTGGAGCCAGACTCTTGCCGCAGGCCAGCTGGCAAGATGCGGCGTTCTGGCGCACTGTACGTTTCCAGCGCCGTTTTCTGTGTCGAGCAGCAGTACGTTTGGCCCGCTCGCGGCGAAGCTGGTCTTGCCAACTCCTGGGGGCCCGTAGATCATGATCTTCGGCGCTCTCGCGCATCGTCCGGTGATCGCATTGTTCAAGATACTCATAATAGATAGCTCCCATATCCTTTCCTTTTCTGGGCGCGGGCTAGCCTTCCAGCACGCGCGTGACCTCGAAGCCGCTTGGCCACACGTTATTGGCCATGCAGTCCTTGTACTGTTCAAGGGCGTCCCTGATGTGTTCGTCTTCATGGGAAAGCAGTATATTGGCGAGCTTCCACGTGCCGCAGCGGTATGGTTGGCTTTTCTCCACAGCGATAAGATAGCACGCCATGGATGGCTTGTCCACTCCATACGTTTGGGAGAGCAGCGCGCGGTAGAATGCCAGCTGGAGCGGATACTGGTAGCGAATGGCTTGCTTCTCGAACTCGTCCAGGCTGTCGCACGTTTTCAGGTCGAAAAGAGAGCTGGCTTCCACATGCCCGTCCACCCGGCCGCGGCATTCGACGCCGTGGATAGTCCCAGTGACGGTGACCTCGGCCGAGCACTGTAGGATAAGCTGCGCTGCCGTTTCGTTGTGGTTCACGGCATCTGCCATGGCCTCGATAAGCTGGAAGTCTGTGTCGGATACCACAGGCTTGCCGATTTCCGCCGCCCATGCTTCGAACGCCTTGGTTTCTGTTCCGTATGGGCGACCTGTCTTCGGGTTGATAGGCCCTCCAACGGCATATTGCTCGTTGAAAGCCAGCTCGCCTTCCAGGATATAGGTGTGGATCGCGCGGCCGAAGTCGAAAGCTCTCGATTCTCTGGCCGCGATTTTCCCCTCGCGTTTGAGCTTGTAGATAAGCGGGCAGCGCATGAACTCCATGAGCCAGTGTGCGCTCATGGGCTTTCGCGCTGCATACAGTTCGTATGGTTCAGATATCAGCATGGAATTCACCGTCTATTCTTTTCTGCGCCGCGTCGAGCACGTCAAGGAGCTCATGCACGACTGTGGTGCAGCGCTCCAGCGCCTCGCGCGTCTGGGCCAGGTCTGTTCTGGTTTGCGAAAGTTCTTCCGTCAGTTTGGGGGCGGTTGACTGTCTACCTTTCGGCCGTCCAACCTGTTGTTTATGGCCGGTTTTCTCAAGGATGCGGCGGGCGACCGGCTGGCTGCAGCCCAGCACCTCGGCGAGCTCGCGCGCGGTGTACGGTTGGTTCCAGAATTCTTCGTAACGCATATGGCCTCCTTTCTTGTCCTCCTATGCAGATGGCTCCCCACCGGCGTTTCCTACGCCTATGGTCGTTATCATCTCTTGCAGCTCGCGCAGATATTCGAGCTTGTCCCATCCTTCCAGTTCGCACACTTTGAGGTCGATCATGATGTCTTTGAGTATGTGCGTTTTCAGCTGCTCGCGCGAGAGGCGGTTCAGCGCTCGCCGGCAGTCTTCGTCCACAGGTTGCCGCGGCGGTGCCTCTTGCGGCGCGCAGGGCGCCTTCGGATGTGGCGGCTGGACTTGTGGAGCAGGCTGTGCTTTCAGGCGCAGCAGCGCCCTCTCTTGGCCGCCAACTGCGCTCTTGCCGTTGGTGATAAAGACGCAGTCATGCAGCGGCGAGCCGGCCAAGTTGTCCACCACCCATCCTGGTGGCAGATCGTCCATGATATCCCACCAGCGATACTTTTCCATACAGTCTCCTTTGTTGTTCATATAGCTCACGGATGCGCGCAGTAGAGCACGATCCTGGCTAATCTTCGACCAATCTCTTGACGTGTCGTCTCTTCTGTCCATGTAGTCTTCCGTCTCCCGATAAACGCGCGCCGGCCGTTGCCCCGATCGCGGTGTGGAATCAATCCAACCGGCGCGCCACGGTTTTCTAGAGCTTGAGGTTTCCCATCTGTTTTCCGTCTAGATGTGCTTCTGTAGCTTTGATAGTCTTATTATATTTGATCATGGCGTCTGCTCTTCCAGCTTCTTTACCTCTATTGACAACATAGTTTCTGAGATGGTATGCAGGCATAGTTCTATTCAGGTTTTCGCCGTCTTCGACAGACTTGATAAACGATACAATATCAGCAGATGCATAAGGCCTTTGTTTCATAACGCGCACAAACCCTGCAAGATGCGGCGCTGTATATGTATCTCGATTACTAGGCGCACAAGTAACAGCTTCGATTTCTTGCCAGTATTCGGTAAGGATGTTGTTTGATTCGTGCACGGAAGGTGCCCTTCTGTGGCCGTCTGCATACCACAACACATTGCAGATCGCTGGGCTATTGTACGATACGCGCTTATTGTATGCAAAACAAAGTGCGTCTCTGATGCTTCGTTTTGCATGTTGATCCACCACAGCTCTTGCCTCATTGGTAAGACCTCTGACGACCAGGATCTGTAGCGGCGGATAACCGCAGTTTCTCATGGCTTGTAGTCTATGCTGTCCGTCGATCAGCATCCCGTCTTCGCCGACGCTGATTCCTTGCCCTGTTAGATGCCAGTTGCCTGTTGCAATATCATGCTCATAGCGAGCTACCACTGCAGGCCTTATATTTCTATTGCCTTCATTTGCAGCCAGTAGACCGTCTACTAGCTTCTTTGTTGCGACTTCGATTGTAGCCGTAACATGCCCCATTTTCTTAATCCTTTCTTACGCTTTGTGCTCCTTGCCACAGGCTGTGCACCTGTGCCTTGGCTTCGATGCTGAAATATGCCATCCCGCTGTGCACTGTCTTTGTAGTCATCGCCGTCTCTCCTCGCCGCGCGCTCTTGGCGCGCATCCTGCCATGGTTGGCGCCGACCAACATAGCCGGCGCCGGAAAACTTGTCCTAGTCACCTAGACACCTAGTCGCACTCCAACCTATTTGCCCAGTCTTCGACGAACCCGAGGCTGTCGTACGCGTCGCAGTCCGCCGCGAGCAGAACGCTGAGCGTTGCATGGATGCGCTCCTTGGCGATGAGCAGAGGCAGCCGGAGCGACTCGATGATAACCAGATGGTCGACGTCTCCGACCTTGTCGTATGCCACCTCGAAAGCCTCTTCTGCCCACTCGCTTTCTTTGGAGAGCATGTGCGCGCGCTCGAGCGCTGGCCCTTGCGGGATGTCTTCGTCGCTCATGCTCTGGCTCTCGATCCTGCGATCTTCCTCAATGATCATGGCCTCGATGATCGGCAGCTCGTCTGCGAGCAGGTGCTCGATGTGTTCGCTGCGCTCCTGCAGTTCCTTGGTACGTTTGTTCAGCGCTCTCTTGCCCATGTCAGTTCTCCTCGCGATATTGTCCTAGATACCTAGACTAGCCCAGATGCTGCTTCCTGGTGTCCCAGGAACCATCCCAGCACTGGACGTCGTATTCTGCCCCGAAGGGCAGACCTGCATCGTACGCTGCCTGCATGCAGGCGTTCGCATCATGCTCGTCGCCGTAACCAACATAACGAGGCTCTTCTGTATGCTTTTTGGTGGAGATTTCGCCTTCTGGAGTTGACACCAAGATATGATAGCATCCGTCATCCGTTCCTTCAAGAATCTGCATGGCCATGCGCCCGGTTTTGTTTGCATGTTCTGCCACCATTGGCGCTTTGACAGCCCAAGCCGCTTGGGTGTAGCAGTCTCCGTCGTCTAGCAACTTGATGCGGCTGTATGCAGGAATATTCTTCCCGATGTAGACTGGGAATGAGAACTCATACCAGCGCCCACACTCGACATCCATGATGTAATTATAAGGGTTCTGGCACGAACGGAAGCCTTCCGGCGCCCCCTCGTGGTCCTTGACTTCGATGCTAATATAGCTCTGGCCGCTGTACACAGTTTTTGTCGTATTCATAGCCGTCTCTCCACGTTTGCGCCATGCAAGGCGCATCCATTTGAACGGCGCTCGCCACATTGGTTTGCGCCTCGCCATGTCTGGCCCCTACTTCTTCGGGGCCAGGATCCACATCGTTTCTTTTCCCGCGGCCGCCAGCGCCAGGATACGGTGCCGGCCGTCCGCAATTTTTCCGTACTGGATCAGCGGCATCTCAACTTTGCCGCTCTCGATCGCCTTGGTCGCCAACTCAGCGCTTTCCGGCCGAAGGCTCTTCATTGCGATCGCGTCGATCATCGCAACCGCGTCTGCAACCTTGACCAACTTCGGGGCGTGCTTGGGATTGAGGCGAGCGTAACGGTTGGCTGTGTATTCGATTCCTTCGGCTGTCTTCGTCGTGGCTGTCTTTTTCATCGGTTCTCTCCTCGTTCTTTGCCGCGCTCTTTGTTCCTCACACCAGCACTATACTCTCTATCGGCCGTTTGTCAAATAAAAAAAGTGTCGGTTTATGTCGATTTCTCCAAAGTGACGTATTTTACTGGACTTCAGAGCCTAAAAATCCGTATCGAGTTGAGAAAGGTTCTTTGCGGCGCCGCGTATGCCGCTGCGCAATCGATCTGCTTGCTTGTCATCGCCGTTCTCCTCGTTCTCTATCTACCATGGTTGGCGCCGCCCCGCTGTGTAACCAATATGGTTCTCCCATCTTCTCAATGATAGCCCTGGCTCTCGGGCGCCATTCATCGAGAAGCGCCTTCTTCTTGGCATCTTTCTCGATGTAGCCGTTCGTAGTGAATGGCAGATCGGCGATGCCGATTCCATAACCGCCGTGTGGCCCGTCGATTACCCAGGATGCGAGAGGCTCTCCGTCGTATTCTGGGTCGTAGGCTTCCGGCGGCCCAATACTGCCGTCGTCATATAGACGACGCATTATAGACACCGTCGCATCGGCGCCGTACCGGATAAGAACGTGAATCCCGACCTGATCACAGTCTGTGTTTTTCATCTCCGTCTCTCCTCGTTCTCTTTTCCTCGACTCGGTTGAGCGCTCCGTTGCGCTCATACATGCACTATACACTCTATCGGCAAGTTGTCAAATAAAAAAATAGACGGTTGTGCGTTTTTCGCTGAAGTGACGTGTTTTACTGGACTTCAGGGCTAAAAGTTTTCGATAGAAGTTGTCTTCAGGCATAAAAAACGCCGTCGGAAACGATCCAACGGCGCCCGCAGGAGGCAGCTGCGGCGAGGAGAACTTCTACGCTTGGCTCGGCCCTCCAGGATCACCCCAAACGCTTGGAGCCCATGGAGTTTGCCTTGCCATATTGTGCCCATGCATGGCCGGATTGATATCGTCTCTGCCCCAGTGGTCGCGCCGCGCGCGCCGGTGCTGCGGACCTGCCGCGTGCGCGATGTGGCAGACCATGAACGAGCGCGCCACATCCGCATATGCGCAAGCTCGCCGATAGGCGTCGCCGTCCTCGACGCCATAGCCAACCATACGCTCATCGTATCCGCGCATGGAAGCCCACGCGCCCACAGGTAGGCCTAGCGTGCCCCTGGTTTGATTCCACGGCACCGACTGCTCCATGTGTGCGCGCGCCTGCTCGTATGAGCTGCACATCATGTATGTGGGACATACGCCGCGGCGCTCGCCGATGCTATCGAGCATAGGCTGCAGCGCGCCGGCAAACCAGATATCCGGATCCGTCTTGAGTATCGCGACACATCCGGCCTCGATAGCGGCGCGTATGCCAAGATTGCTTGTCCATGAGAGGCAGAATGGCCGCTCAGCCGAAAAGTCGTACTCCGCGCGCACCACAGTAAGCCACCTGGGTGTATCGAGCACATCGAGGCGCGCCGCGGTATCAGCGTCGGCCACAAGCCACGCATGCGCGCCCGAGCTCGATATCTCGCCAGCGTTCCAAGCTAGCCAGTCGGACACGCGCTGCATAGGTAGCCGATAAGCTGTGGTAACTATTCCACACATGCCAAGCCCCATTCGTCTCTTGCCCACGCACCGGCGATAGCTTTGTTGTGCGCCACGCGCAACGGGTTGAAGCTCCGGTTGTGCCTGTCGGCTCGGTTGTGTTGTGCTGATTCGCTATGCGCGATATGCACCACAGATACATCTCTGCTGATAGTTATGCCTGCGTCTTGCGCACGTTGAAAAAGATCGCTGTCTTCGTATCCATAGCCTACCATGCGCTCATCGTATCCGCATAAAGTAGACCAGTCGACCCATCGCATAGCAATACAACCCTTGCTTTGATACCAAATTTGGCCGCCATTGCCTTGCGTATTTGCCATCCTGTAAACAGGGCATACGGCATGGCAATTCCGAACGGATCCAACAATATCGAAAAATTCGTCCGACAGCACAAGGTCGATATCCGCCTTGCAGATGGTGCCACGGCCAACTCGTCTGATGCCGTAATTGCTTGTCCTGGAAAGCGAAAACATCTCCATTTGAGACGGATAAACAATCTCAACAACCCACGCCGGCCAGCTGTTGTCTTGCAAAGCTTTGTCAGTAACCAGGACAAGTCTTGCTCGGGCGGTTTCCATGACTTCTGTGTTGATATCTACAAATCTCTTAACAACTCGATGGTCGATGCGGTATGCCGATACCACAACTGCGATATCTGAATAATCCCTCAGCCCCCAATGCTCTCCAGTCGGCTGTGCATGATCGAGCTGCCGATTGTTGACGAAGTTCTCTGGGTTGAACCCGCTGTCGCGGTTCCAGTGATCGATCCTTGGGTTTTGGCGATCGAATTCTTTTTGAGGCGTGCCTTCGATATGCGCGATGTGGTAAATAGCTTTGGCTCTCTCGACAGAATATCCACAGCGCTTGATCTGTCGCATGAGGATGCCATCGTCACACCCATAGCCCACACATTCCTCGTTGAAGTGCGCCGCTTGCCAGCATTCGGAGCGCATGCATATGGTTCCAGTTGCGTTCGGGGCGTCGACATAGCCTTGTTCTCTGTCCTTGTAGCTCGACGCCATACGATACATCGGGATTCTAGCGGAGTGAGATTTCACTCCGAACATCCATCCCAGTCCGCCATCGAACACCATGTCAGCATCTGTCTTCACGATAACGTCATGCCCGGCTGTGATAGCATGGCGAATACCAAAATTGCTGGTCAGCGCAAGATTGAACACAGGCATTTCACCGGGATAAACTAGGCACCTAGCATACTCTGGCACATCGTATTGTCTGTCCGCCACAACAAACACTTTGGTGCCGGCCGCCAGGTATTCTGATTCATTCCATGCAAAGTGCTCGCGCAGTCGCTTCTCCGGGATTTTGTAATGGACAAAAACAACTGCGCGCGAGTCTCCTGGTTTGATATATGAGTCAACAACGTGAAGCTCGTTCATGCGCACCCTGATCAAACGCCTGCCAGCGGCGCATGCTCCAGCGTCGGTAATAGCTCCAAGCTTATCGTGCCGAACGATATTCAAGATCCCGACTTCTTCTTTATTGCGATTGATTGGAACTTCCAGGATGGCTTCGTTTGGATGCAGCGATAGAGCCTCTTTCACCGGCCCACATAAAGTCTGATACGGCTTCAGTGCAACGCAGAAATAAGCGTTCTTTCTCGTCGCTATCGAGTATGCGTCGCTGGCGTCCTGCGCCACATACACCTTGCCCACGTTTTCATGATGCCTGATCCATGACGGGCTTGGCTCTCCAATGCAGACGATAAGCAGACAGCAAGAGCTTGATTCGGAATTTACGGCTTCGAAGACAGGCTCTGCGCAATGCGCCTCGGCCTGCGCTGCTATCTCCGGCACGAAAGAGCTAATCTTGTTGTGCCTCGTTCCACATGACAAGCAGCGCTCCGGGGCGGTATCTAGCATGCGCCGCCCAGATATGCTGTTACGGATGTTGCGCCAGCGGTCAACGATATCGGACAAGTCCGAAGTCTTGACGTTTCCGATACCTACCTCACCGAGCCAATCATGACAGCACAGGTGCACGTTGCCGTAGTAGTCAACGACAAGCTCGACGAAAGGCCTTTTGCACGGCGCAAAACCGTTGTTCCGTGGGATGTGTAGGCGAGCGTCAAACGCCGCCTTCATCACTTTCAGATTCTTGGCATGAGACGATATCAAACCAATCTGCGGGGCGTATTGCGAGCCGTAGTCGGTGACCATTACATAGTCGTGCGCCTCGATACACGCCGGGTTGATATCGATACCGTGACCGCCGTTTGTCCACAGCACAAACCTGGCTTCAGGTACGCGCTCTTTGATTTCCTTGGCAAGTATAAGAATGCGTTCCTGGCTCAACAGAGGCTCGTTGTAGTAGTGCCAGCCGATACAGCCTCTGAATCCGTGCCGCATATACATTTCTGCGGCGATATCGACGATCTCTTTATCGGTCAACGGGCCGCTGGTATCGAGTAGCCTGTAACGATCTGCATGCTTGTTTGGACATGCAGGATGAACGTCTCCGAGCTGGCATTTGTCGCTTATCTCGAAAATCAAGAACTGCGTCAGATTCATGCCCAGTTCCTCCGACAAGCGCACAACCTGCATTCCGCACACATGGTGTCTTCGCGCTCAACGCTTTTGCGAAATACCTGCGCTTTTTCCCCGATCCATATCGAACCCAAGTCTTCCGTCTTCAAAGAACCAACAGGGGACGAACGGACTCTACAGCACGGAAGAACATCGCCGCTAGCAGTAATAAACGCCACTTCATGCGGAACCAAGCAAAGTGTCGGCGCCGTTACCACGTTGTTGCGGAACTGCTCCACAGGCCAGCCTATCTCTGCTGCGGTGTCTGTGGTGACCTCGATACGCAGGCCGTTCCGCCGCCCATATTCCAGCACGTCGTCAAGGTCGCGCTTGAGAGATTTGCGGATACCACACAGGCTTTCCGCGTCCAGGTGCCGCATCTCTGGCAGATCGGGCCACACATGCAGATCGCTGACCTGCAGACAGTCTGCACCCCACGCCACGGCCTTCTGTGCGACTTCTCGCAGCTGATGCCAGTTGTGCTGCATCGCTACATACTCAATAGTCAGCGCAGGCTTCTTGCCCGAGTAAGCTCGATAGGCCGAAAGGTTGGTATCGAGCCTGGAGAATGGAGCGCCGCGAATGCGCTCGTACGTCTCCCCGATACCGTCGCAAGACACTTTGACGCGCGCCCAGTATCCTGGCGCCGAGCACATGATCTTGAGTAGTTCCGGCGTGAGCAACTGCCCGTTGGTCTGAAATTCGACAGCTCCTGACCGTGTCATAGCTCCTCTAAAAATCTTACCCCAGTTGGAATGAGTCAAAGGCTCTCCGTGCCCAGACAGTATAACCAGAGGCCTAGACTCTTTCATCTTTCCGAGGAGAAGTTTGAATACATCGTAACTCATCTCCTCGCCTCGATATGCCGCGCTGCGAATCTGACAGTGGTAGCAGCGCAGGTTGCACTTGGTTGTTATCTCACAATGCAAAACCTTCAGATGCGTGAAATCTTCTATTTTCATACCCACCTCCTGCCGTCCCATACTCCGTATCTCATAGCGGAATATAAAGCCTTCTCCGCCTCCGGCGAATGTGCTAATATAGCGTCCGGTTCGTCACTCCAATAGTGGTGCTGTGGAGCCTCGAAAAACGAAAATCCGTATGTATCCACGCCGTTCAAGTTGGGGTCTGGTAGACGGTCAAAGTATAGCCAAGCCAAAAATAGAATGCCAGCCGAGCGAATCAGCACCCTGTCGATAACCGCCCACGGTATCAATGACATATTGCCCGTGCGCATGTATCTGGCTATCTGTTTCCAGTCCGGCCAATCGTGCTCTTCTTGCGGCGCCATGTTGAGTATAAAGCGTTCGTCAAATACAGGAGTTGTACAATACGTATGGCAATACATGCTGATGTCGCGCGCCCTCACATCAGGATATCCGTTATATATCCAATGCGTTGTTTTTACCCCGTAGTCTTCTCGATATGCATCCGATATCTCGTAGTTGTTGCAACGCACTACGACGTCATGCGAGTCTATCTCTGCGCCTTTTCCACGACCTATCTCGTTCGGGCCGTTGCCAACAATGGCTATGCTCAATTCACGCGATAGCATGGGCGAACTCCACTATTTTCTTGAACGCCGCAAACGCTCTCTCCCGGGCCGTCTCCAGGTTGAACCAAGGCTGCTTCCAACACGGGTCGGCAAACTTCCCGCGGTGTCCGACCAACACCACTTCCCGGCCTAGCAGAGACGCCCAATACGCCCCATGATAGCTCGACGTGATGACAGTCTCGGCGCTTGCCAGGAATGATATCGCATCCTCCATGCTTATACAAGTATTGGATTTCTTCGGACTGCCTGGTTCGCCAGGCAATGGCAGTATATCCACATTCTCATACCAGCACCGCTCATGCCTTGTCTCATACTGTCTGTCGAATAGGTCGCTCATGCATGAAGGGCACGGCACTGCATCCAGTCCATGTCTCCACATAACGCTGTGGCTCATGTGCTCTTCTATGTTCCGGCCAACTCCAGCGTAAAGCACTCTTTTGTGACGATCGAGCTCGGCGCTCATGAACGGATACCATTTGGAATCTGGAGCCAGACCGCCGCCCACGACAATACTGTGGAAGCCCGACAGGTCGGTATGTTCCGCCTCGCAACGGTCGAGGCATAGGCATCTGGCGTTATCGAACTCAAACCATAACGGCCAGCCGCTGTGGCGGTCGCCAACGTTGTTTGAGCTCAAGCGCCATAGAAATGCGGTCGTCACTTGCTTTCCTCGATACCAAGCTTATCGCACTCTTTCTGAACCAGTTTGGACATAATCATATGGGCTTCGCATGCGTCGTCTGCGTCTTCGCATATGGGTCCAGAGAACCCGCACTCGCATACGCACTGCATACCAACAGACAAGAAAAAAAGCCCTTCCGTGTCTTCATATCCTTCAGACAGATCCTCGTCATCGCACGGCTCTATAGCCTCGATAATGGATATGGCGCCGCCGCAGTAATAACAAGTCAGAGCCATGCAGTCCCCTACTATTTTTCTCTTTCCTTATACTTCGAGCACCGCTGCGCATTGCAGCGCTTACTCGGTAGCCTCATGCCAGCGCAGATAGGGTGCTGGCAGATAACAAGCTTGCCCATGCATGGCTTGCCGGCCATGAAAAATTCTTCACGGACTTCTGCATGAGCGCATGTGGTTTGCGCGGTAGGTTGCGCTGCAGCCCGAGCAGAAGGCGCAATAGGCCCTGGGAGCGCGTCGCCGTTGCCGTGCGGACATTCTATCGGCGCACCAACCGCGGCGCGCCAGGAGGCGTCCGCGCGGCATGTGCGGCAATGCACTCGGGATAGGCAATGCGAGCTCTCAATAAATCGCCTCACGCCTCACTCCATGAAAACTGGACGTCCATGCCAGATACTGCATCCGTATAAGCCCCTTCAACATTATCTTCGTATCCACTAGGGAAATTGATATCTCCAAAGAACTCTCCAGACACGTCTTCGTCGCATGTAACGACAAACTGTTCGCCGACCCCTAAGTCTCCATAGCATAAATAAGAAACGTTTGCTCCAGTGTATAGCATCTTCCACCAAGTACCGTCGTCGAACGACACTTCAAGGATTTGCGTTGCTGCGATATACCCAGTGTATGGATAACGGCTAGACTCTCCGCAGATGTACGCTGAACCATAAGGCAACCCCCATGATATATATAAAAAGTTTTGAGACCCTAACTCTGGCCTAGAAGATACCCAGTTGATATTGCTTGTCCATGCGCAATCGCTCTGCCACTGCATACTATATGCGCCGTTGAATTGTGCAAAGATACCTTCCCATCCGCTAAATACTAGGTTGTAGAATTGCTTGACCTCTCCACAACCACAGCCTCCTATAACAATAGGATTTTGGTTGATCGTAACTACAACGCCGCCGGGAGGGCCAACGCCGCCTGACGGAGGACACAAGCATATCTTTCCGTTGACAACGCATACTCTGGCAGACACATGTTAGCTCCCGCTGCATTCCGGATCCATCTCGAAGATAACGACTCGAGTTTCTATACTGACAGACCGAAGCATGCCAAGCCTGTCAAATGTGAATGTACGATAGAACCCGTAGTACTTCAAGTCTTCTGTAGACCAATAAGTCCTGACCAACATGGGTATTTCTAGGTCTTTATCAGACGGCCTGGTCCATGAATTGGTGTCGTCTGGTTCCTTACCAAAAGTAGACCCATCAAGGTCTAGCGTGCTAGTTGCGTTCCCAATTGGCAAGACCTTGTTCTCTGATTCTACCGATACATCCGCGATAACTCCAGTATTTGTTATTTTTGTAAGTCTGCGAACTCCATATAGCGCATGATTGGTACTATCCCAACGCAACCTGTAGTGCTCAACGTTTGCGCCGTCATAGGTCTCTTCCGCTTCGAGCTGGTTCCATGTATCTGAAGATAAGTCAGCGTTTTCGAAAACATAAAGAGACTGCGGCGTTACTACGCTGCCGTAATTGTCGACGATAACCCATCCTCTTGCGCTATCATAGATAGCCGTAACAATGTTCCCCGTGTAGTACGGGATCGCGTTTTCTGAATACGCAGAAAACGATTCGCCATATGGCTGTTTCTGAAAAATATCGAACTGGCGTAGAATGTAATCCCTGGAAGAACTAGCCTGGTACGATTCAACATACGCGACCACGGGGGATGTGAACCCGCCACCGCCAACCGGCCATTGCACGATAGCCCATTGTTGCCCCGTGCCGCCCTCTCTGTCGAGCATCAAAGCTAGTCCGCTAGATCCGCTTTCGAGGTATCCGGTCACTCCATCTACTGGATTGGCATACACGTGCGTCTCGTTCGTCACATTCACCGTGCACTGACATATGCCATAGCAATAGGCGTCTGCTACCTCGCCGTCCGATACACCGTCAGGATATATCGCAAAGCTCGCGACACTGGCGTCCGGCTTGTTGCCTGTGATAATGCGCCGCGACAGGTCGCTTCCGTCGCTCGACAGCACCTGCTCCCCGAGTGCCACGATAGACCTCGGCGGCAAGTCTCCGCCTGTGTTATTCCACACGCTGGCCTTCTGCGCAGGCTCTTCAGCGGCAGTCCCGCCGCGAACGCCGCGCTCTACCTTGGCGAGCCGGATGCGCAATGAGCGCAGCTCATCGAGTATGGCGTTGTGGTCGCTCGCCCGTATCGCGTCACCACGTGTCACGTTTGCCGGTATCATAGGCTAGCTCCCACTCGGCGTCGCCGCGTTGGTTACCACAAGACCGGCGTTCAGACCGAGCAGCGCGAAGTTGCCGGAAGGGTAAACGGTCGAGACATAGACGCCTTTTACCCTGCGCTGCAGACTAGACCCGTCGCTAGACTCACCCTGCAATGCCCACAAGTATTGGTGCCCGAGCTTGCCGCCAGTTACTGTAATCAATTCGCTTGGAGTGCCACCAGAACCTACTCCGCCCATGCCTTGGAATGTAGGAAGATCACTCACAGTTTGGTTCTGCCGATACGAAAAGCGGAATACCACCTGCGTCGGGTCAAGCGTTGTCAACGGGGGATCTATCGAGTAACCAAGGAACAGCATAGAGCCGGCCGGAAACCCCTTCCATGATGCGTTATTCACGTGCTTTCTGATGCTGCCCCACACCGCTAGGTTGGCTACCACATCGTCATAATCGAGCCACGTCATACATGTGAACTCGCCGCTTGTATCGAGCACGTCTACGCCATCCACTTTCCCGTCTTCTCTCACCCCTATCAGGTTTGAGTTCACAGGCGCCTTCTCTCCATACGCCACCTGCGAATAGCATACCTCGATATGGGCGTTTTCGTCTCTGTCTGCCCATGTCCATTTCTCGTCACCCGCGCGCGGGTCGCCTGGCTTCAAGCGACTCTTGCTATATGTCACAGTCACCACATAACACAGCTCGTCTTGCCGCTTGTACTGGCGAGAGACGACCTTCTCGACAACCTTCATCTTGTCTTCTTGTGCACCTGTCTGATTTGGATATTCCTCACCTCGATCAGGGATACTCTCATTCGCCCCGAGCTCGTTGATACCGGTCGCCGTCAGCGCCGCATATGCGTTGGCAACGCCGCGCACGACGTATTTCTCTTTGAGCGTGGTGCCCTCATCGTTCTCGACGCACTCCACGTCTGTCTCTTGTTTGTAGACATAGACAACCATCAGTCGAACCCTCCCCCGCCCATAACGTTTTCAAGGATAGACTCGACTGCCGTGGCAGTCCGCTCTTGAACTGATAGCTGCTTCTGCATCACATCGCCGATGTGCCCACCGCCGAACATGCCGGCAGCGCCACGCGCGCTGAACGTCCCGGTCACCTGCTCGGGCGTGGCTGCGGGCGGTTGCGTCCCGACGCCTCGCATCATATCCATCAGAGACTTCGACTTTCCGTTTATTCCGGCGGAAAGCGCAGACGCTTGCGCTGAAAGCGCTGCAGGCTCTGGCAGCGCTGCATATTTCTCGATAACGTTGCGCGCCACCTCGTCGTTGATTTGGTCAACCTCCGCCTGCGTCAAAGATTTTCCACCTCGAGCCGCCTCAATTTGCCGGCGATCCACCTCTGCCTGTTGTTCCTCGAGTATCTCCGCCTGCATGCCTGCAGATAGCAGCGCGTCGCCTGCCCGCGTGTTGACCAACAGAGACTGCAGCGCCACCCAGGCATCCTTGACGCGCATGGTGGAGCCGAACAAGGCGAGCATGCGGTCAACCAGACTGGCTATCGCAGCATTCGTTTTGTCGAACCCTACAAAGATGCCAGACACCACATAAGCAAGCGCCGCAAGCGCGATTGTGGCAGCTATGACAGGTATGACAAATGGGGCCATAGCCGCGATGGCTGCGCCGAATGCAGGTATGAGCGTCGCCGTCAGGAACGTGGACACAGATGTGCCGCTGAATATAATCGCTGTGGCCACGGCAGAGACAACCGTTCCGAACGCCAGAAGAGCCGCGCCAGCAACTGCTGTGGCGCCAACGATCCACCGGTTACGGTCCACGAACTTCGTCACCGCACCGATGAGAGAAGCGAGATGCTTGACCACAATCTCAACGACCGGCGCCAGCGCGTTGCCTATAACGTTGGCCACGCCCTTGACTGCATATGCCAAGTCCGTCATGCCGTCAACCAGCGCCGCCCCGTTGGCCGCCATCTCCGGCGTGATAACTCCGCCGAGCTCGCGAACCCTGTCATTCAAAGCGCCGCCGTTCGCGCGCCATTCCTTGAACATGGGTATGAGCATGGTTCCAGAACGACCGAAAATACGCATGGCATACGCGGCCTGCAGAGCGGGATCCTCCAGGTTGGCGATAGCTATCCCGATAGTCTGCATCCTGTCTGCCACGCTCTGCTTTGATAGTTCGTTCATGGACAACCCAAGGTTGTCGAATACCTCGGCGAACATTTTTGATCCGCTGGCAGCCTCTGTCATAACCCGACCCATGTTGCGCACGCCTATCTCCACAGCCTTGATATCCGCCCCGCTGCGTTCTGCAACAAAGCCCAGGGTAGATAGCTGGTCAGCGGCGATACCTGTACGCAGAGACGCCTTATCAATGGCGTCGCCGGCCTTGGCGAAGTCAAGCACAGACTGTTGGATAAACCCTAGCACGGCTTTTCCGGCAGACGACAACGCCTCGCCTATCTGGGATATGTCGCCGGCGAACTTCTTGACGCTCTCGCTTGCGGCGTCAAGACCGGCTTTAGCTCCGGCGTCGCGCGCGCCGATCTCAATCATAACGCGGCTCAGTACGTTGCTTCCAAGAGCCATAGATCACCCCCTGCGCCTGTGGAAAGGATGTAGGTCGCGCGCCGTCTTCTTGCCGCCCCCGAAAGCCTCAAGATAGGCGAACAGCTGAGCCCACTTATCTAACTCGCTGTCCGCCATCCATACCAGCTCTCGAAGCGTTAGGTTTGACGGATCGACGCCAACTGTTCCCGCAAGTCTGTAGACATCTCGCCATCCCCACGACGAGCCTGTTCCAGGATGATGTTTGCCAGCCCACGCCTTTCCTCGTGGGATAGCTTCCTGTTGCCCCGCAGGGAAAAATTTATGAGCGCACACTGCGCGGCCTCAATCGCCTCAACAACGTTCTCGTCGTTCAGCGATTCCAAGAATGCCTGCTCGCTTTGCTTATGCTTCGCAAACCACATGTATCTCGTACCAATCTCCGCGATCGTGAGCAATATATGCATGGGTAACGAAATCTTGAGCAAGTCCTGGAGCGTCAGGCTATGCCGCCGGCTCACCTCCTGCAGCACGATAACATTGACGTGGATGACATATTCCCGACCGTCTCGATCGTGGAATACGGTCGGCAAATACTCTTCGCCCCATGGACTTTGTTTGTCATCTGCCATGGTTAGCTTCCTACCACAGCGGTGAGCCGGATAACAATGTCTGCCTGCGCGTACTCACCTGGGTTGCCGCTGATATTGAACTGCTTCACACGGCCGTTGTAAGACGTACCGCTATCGAGAGCGTCCCACGTAATCTTGACCGCTGTCGCACCGGTAAGCTGGACGTTCGTAGTGTATGCCGTCTCCACGGCGTCATATGCGGTATTCGTTTCGCCGTAGTCTGGCACCGGACAAGTGCAGTTCAGCTCTACCTCGCGGTCAAGAGGCTGCTCGTCTCGCGTGCCTGTCTGCTGCAGAAAGTAGTCTGTGGTGATATCGCTTGTCGTCCGGCTGTCATTGATAGTCTTGTCGGTGCACTCGAGCACGGCAGTTCCTATCTTGACGATAAAGTCCCTGCCCTTCTGTGCCGTATAAGCTTGTGGCATTTCGTTCTCCCCTTCCGTTCTATATCCTTGACCCACCTGGGCCGACAACAGACCTGTCAGGCCCTAACGCACTACGATAGTCCTCTGGAAATTTCCGCAAGAAGTCGCTCTTGCTTTTCTGTACCGCTGAGTCAAGATAGCTCCTCTTCGGATACTTCACTGTGATAACCTTGGCATCAGATATCCGCTTCGGATACTTTGCTTTCAGCTTCTCGAAAGCCTCCTGCTTCACAGGTGCTGCCTCGATATACTGCCATTCTCCGCCCACTCTCTGCCGCCACTTGAAAGCCACGAGCTTGCGCTCTCCGCCGTGCTCATGCAGCTCGAATATCCGCAGGTCGCCAATGCGCGGATATATCCGGTACGTCCCGGTGGCAGCGTCAAGCTCGACAAACATCGCCTCCTTGAAAAACCCTGTCTGCGTATGCACAGGGGCGCCAGGGCTGGACGGCTTCTTGCGGCGCTTGATACCGGAGCGCACACCTCGGTAGATGAATCTAGCCATATTGCGCAGCGCCCGTACGCGGGCTTTATCGAGCCGCTCCAGAACGGCTCTGCTGTTCAACAGCGTATCGTAGATCACGCGCAAAGATAGGTTCACACCGTACCCCCGTACGACACCTGGACTCGAATCACGCTCATGGCAACACACTGCTCGCGCAAGCGCGGACCGTCATACACAGGATCGATATCAACAGCCTGGACGTCGTAACTGTTGGCGTCGCTCTGTAGCGGCCATAGCCGCCGGTATATCTCGTCAACCAACTGCATGTGCGCGTTCATGTCCGTCGTGATAGTCGTGGATGATATCTTCTTAGCTATCACAACCTGGAACGAATACCTTTCGGATATCCGAAGTTCAGTATACTGCACAAGCTCGGCGTCCTGCGGAGTTACCAGCACCACATAGCTGGTTAGGTCGGCAAGCGCTTTGTCGTGTAGATACCCATACGCCGCGGCGAAAGTTTGAGAGTACGTACCGGCGTTGATATATGTGGCGATAGCGCTGCCAATAGTATTCACAGGTGATGCCATATCGAGCTCCTACTTTTCGTCAATGTCGCGCAGGCATGGCCTATTGCGCATCTCTCGACAAAGGATAGCCATCGCAGCAGCCTGCTTCTCGCCGGCCGTTGCCGCCTCGCGGACAAGCTCGACAAGTATCTTCTCATGAGTCTCAAGAGACCGGCTCATGCGCTCCTGTGTCCGCCACATGGCCATGAGCAGGATGGCCGCAACTGCCGCTATGCCGTATTTGTCCAGTTGTGCCGGCAAACTGAAATCGTGCTGTTCATGCTCTCTGGTCTTTGCCTCTTCGGCCATGATCAACACATTGGCCGAGCATACTACGCACAAGATAATAGCCAAGGCAATCAGGCCGTCCGAAGTATGGCTCCAGCGCATTTCATCCTCGCTTTCGTTGGGATTGCTTCCATTGCGAAACGGCAACAGCCATGCGCTGCGCAATATCAGGATACTCTCTCGCCATGCTCGGCGAAGACATAAACCGCTCAATGAACGCATCTCTGCTTTCACCGCTATGCGGCTCCGGCATGGGCATCAGTCGACCTCCGTCCCCATCGAAAGCGCGCCAGTCATCCGCCGCGCAAGATCGACATCATGAGGCATGACCGATGCGATAGCCAGGCACAGCCACAGCTTGGTTATCTGCACAGCCTCGATCTTCCTCTGCACGTTGTCTGTACACAGTTTAGCAGGCATGGGCGGCAATTGCAAAGAATCGACTGCGATTTTGAGTTCTCCACTGGGCAGAAGCCCGATGCGTGGCACCGAGACTCGGCCGGCCACGAGTGGGCTATTGCAGACTGAAGCTATGAGCGACTTGACAGTATCGACATAGCCATAGTCTGCATTCATCGGCTGCTCCTCGCGTCCGGCTTCAGCTCCGGTTCCAGGTCGCTCGGCCGGTCGATCACCACAAACCCCGCCGGAACAACTACTCTTCTCGACGGCCCACCGTTCATCGGCCGAACCAGTACACTCTGGTCTTTGGCAAGTTGCACCGGTGTCTGATTCGCCTCTAGATATCTGCCCGGACAACATCCTGCGGCGCACATGGTCATGCATGCGCCGGCGCATATCGCTATCAGCCATCGGCAAAGGCTCCTCATCACAGTGCCCTCCAATTACTCCAGCGACCGCGGCAACTCCGGCTCCGACTGCGCCGGCAGCTGCGCCGGCTGCCCGAAAGGGACTGACGCAACCTGCCCGATCGCCGAGCGCAAAGCCGCCAGTCCACCGAACCCTAGAAGGTACAGGACGAATTCGTAAATGCCGTCTGGAATCAGCGCTAGCTGTGGAATCATACCTGCCTGGCCTGCCGCCCGCATGCCTAGCACAACAACGGCAGCACTCGCACATAGGTACGTTTTCCATCCGCTCATAGTCTGCCTCCTTTATTTGGTTGCGGGGGCGGGAATCGAACCCGCGCATCTGGCTTATGAGGCCAGCACGCTACCGCTGCGTCACCCCGCGATAATGTATGAGCATCCCGAAATCTGTTTCGGGATCATAGGCGGATCCTAGGCGCCGGAGCCACCATCACATAAGAATCAGGCTCGGCGTCCAACCCCGCGCCCGCCTCTCCGCCGGAGTCTGCAGTAGCCCGGTTTGCGGCTCTATCAACACCGGGCCGGCATCTCGAGTAACGGCAATCCCAAGCGCGTGCCCAGGCCCTTGCGTATACCCCCAAGAGCCTCCTGACAGTCCAGGCTGATGCATCCAACCAACCCAGGCAAACGCAAAGTCGTCACAATCATGGTCGCCAGAATACTGACGCTGCTGAATACCTGTGATCGCAGCCAGGTAACGAACCATGCTCAAATCTGGAACCAAATAAGACCCGTCAGACAAGACTGCGTTGATAGTCTTTTCCGGCCATGCGCCTCGCAAAGACTCCAAAACAGCAGCCTTTTCCCAGCGTTCACAGTTCTGAACAACGTCGAGCTTTATGTCGGCATCGATCACTATACTCGCCGCCCTCTTCCTCTCTTGGTCAAGCTGCTGCATAAGTAGCGTAGCAGCAACATCTCTGTTATATATCCCAAACTTGCAAGAGCCAACCTGTTTGTCTGAAGCATCACAGCCTAAAGCATAATACACACCGATCGGAAGTGCGTGAGATACGTCGAAGCTGTCAACGATAACCACGCTTGGGTAGACCTTGTCGGCAGTCAACAATATCTTTGAGTACTCAAACCCGTTGACCCTGCCTGTCCACCACACTTGCTTCCCATCTGTCAGCTGAATGCTGATAGAGTATTGCTCGCTTTGGGCATCAGGCACGAGGGCCGCCCACAACGTGATCCTGGACCCCGGGTAGTATGCATTGCAGCGCGATCGGATCCGGATCTGCATGACACACTCCTGTCAGTTGCCCTGCATGATAACCCAGTTGCTTCCGTCTGACACCAGCGTCGCCCACTTACCTGCCGTCGCTGCGAGAATGGCAGTTCCGGCGCTGCCGCCGACAAGAGGCACAACGTTGCTTGCGTTGCTGATGACTTCGTTTGCCGTGATAGTCTTGATCATAATTTCGCGACCGGTGAATGAGCTTGCGGCCGGAAGCGTCACCGTGCAGGTGCCCGCATAGTTAACGATGATCCAGTTATTGGTGGCAGCAACTGTATGAGTTGATCCGGTTACAGAAACAGGAGCGTTGCGCGCCAAGTTGTATAGCGCCTGAATCGTTCCGGCGTCCGTTATACGAACAACTTCTGCACTCGTCGTAGACGCCTTTGGAGTGGTGTAGAACCTGATCTCGCAACCGTTGTTAGTAGCAGACCAAAGCTCGGAAGCCACAAGGTAAAATCCACACTTCGCTCCGGTATATCCAACCCCAGTATGCCCAAACCCAAGTACTCCTCCCATAACAACCGTCGTTGGCGTTGCTCCACCAGATGCGCTAGCTCGGTAAGTTTTGAGAACAGGGTTTGTGCTTCCGCTATCGCTATTGGTGTAGATCTTGTATGAAGGGGCGGCGCCGGTTATTTCTATGTCCCCGTTGCTATCAACCGCGAACACCTCGACACCGTCGCTATCCTTGGCAGTGATGCAGTCGGTAGATCCGTCGTTGGTCGTCGCCTTTACGAACGAGCCAGACAGCGTACCGCCGTCCCCAGCGTCGCCGGTGTGGTCGTGGTCGATAAGCGGCGCGGTCGCGATAAACCCGCTCGGCAAGCTCGACGCCGTGCGATAGTCCACATACTCCTGGAACTCACCATTCCCGCGGAATATCACCTTGTAGAGCAGCTTGATTTCGGGTACCAGGTTGAGACCCGCCAGCGCAGGAGGAGTCTCTGCCCGCGCCGCATTCAGCGTTCCGTATGCCGCGGCGGCCTGCGTTGGGATGATGTAAATCGGACGATCCTGGTCCAGCGTGGCATAGTACCAATACGCAGCGTATTCGTTAACGCCGACATTCTTGAGCGTATAATCATCCGTATCGAGCCATTGCGGTTGGCCGCTAGTCCCGGTATACGGCAAAGTTCCGTTTGCCCATGTGTAGACACCGCTGCTAACCTGATATGCGTATCTGCATGTAGTGCTTTGCGGTATCTCCTGGAAAATATCCTCGTCTGCGATATAGCCAGTCTCGATCTGCAGGAGCGCATCATTGGCCGCGTTCGGATAGGTCAGATCGAGCCCGTTATAGTACCTGGTACCAATAGTCAAATGCGCGTTCTTGTGCCATTCCAGATCCCGGCGGAATGTGTGCTTCTCATTCTGGATGGCGCCGGCAGAACCGTTCCACCACACAATCGCGACAGGTACCTCGGTGAGGATATCCCACGCCGTCGCCTTGGCTTTGAGCGTGCCGGCCGAGCCGTCAAAGTAGAAGAAATAGATCGTATTGTCGGCCAGCGTCACATAACTATCCAGGTCACAGGTGATGGCGTTTGCGGTGCTGTATCGCGCGCCTTTATACCAGTAAGTATTGGTATCCGCCGCGATAGTAAAAACGTGGGTTGAATCGTTGAAGCTGAACGCGCCCATACTCTCAATGCCATGCAGATAATCGGCTCCGACGTTAACCGGGGCGTGGGCGGTGTAGGTCTGCTGCGTATGCTCGTCGAGCTCCACCTGGTTGTCAGGCGATACATAAATGGAGCCGTTCCCGTTGTTCTTCACAGCGATAGTGCCGACCCTGCACCGGAAGTTCGGCGCGCTAGGTTCGGTCGACGTCCACCCGCCGGCCGTCGTCGGAGATACCCAGATATTGTCGCCAGCTGTATATGAGTTGGTATCGAGACCGCGCACAAGACCACGCGTCGTCACGATACCGGAAGACCCATCGTTGATATTCATAGTGGCGACGCCGATAGTTCCGTCAAGGTTCGCAGCGCTGTTGGCCTGTGCCTTGGTCACCCGGATCCGCTGCCCACTAGAACCAGAGATGCGCACAACATCGCCATTCAGGATGTTGGCACCTGAATCGTTCGATACCTTGATGCTCGTCTCTTGCCCGAGCTGATACGTCACATCGGTGTAGGCAGTGTCAACCTCGATAGTTCCATCCGTATCATTCCAACGCATCCGCCCAGGAGTATGCGTCGCGCTCAGGTCGCTGGCAGTAGTGGCAACGTCAACAGCCTGCGCAGCCACTACGCCCTCGCTAGAACGCAACGCGAGACGGCTCGCTGTGGCCGCTGTGGTGCCAATAACCCCGCCGTCTCCGGCGTCGCCAGTATGGTCATGGTTCGGCACCGCATCGCTGATAGCGATATCTTCCCATGCGTTACCAGCTGCATTCACCACATAGTATTTATTGTCCGTTGTTAGATAGTAAATGGTGCCTTTCAGACTAGCACTGGCAGAAGGCAGCGCGTCGACAGGTGTCGAGCTCCTATCCGGCATCCATTCTGTAATAGCCATCAGATACCCTCACGCCACCCAGAAATGCGTATATTTGCCACAGTGCCGCCGGCAGGAACCCAGATGGATATGCACTGCAAACGCCCCCCGACGCCAAGGTCAACGGCCCGCGACAGCGAACCAGCATCATCTAGGATGCGTAGCTGGTAACCGCCCGACAAAGCAGTGGCTGCACTGCCGTCAAAGCGACAATACAGGTCAACCCCGACATTCAAGTTGTCAATCATAATGGTATCGACAGAAGACGGAAAATTCCAGATGCCTGCAGTCGTTCCGGCTACCGGAGCAACAGTCTCTGTGGCAGATAAAACAGCGCTCATGTCGTCCTCCGAACCGCATAAACACGAATCCACACCCCCTGCGGATCCTCAAGACGATAAACCCAACTCTCTCCGCCAGGCTCTTGCACCTCGTAAACCGAGCCGCCAGACAACGTGATCGTATCCCCGCGCTGCGGCAAAGCTGCCGACCCAGACAATACCAGATCGGCACTCGCGATGATAAAAGACGACCTTCCAAACCTCATGACCATGGAAGGCTCACCCACCACAAGCTCGTTGTCTGCGACTTCGATAGCATTCACAACCACAGATGCCGCACCGCGCGCGTACGTCACAGACTCGCCGAACGCGGAATGCTGCGCAGACAAGGCATTAGCCCATGCAGTAGAGAAGGTCGTCAAAGCATCAACTCCTTCGGCTAGCTGCCGTTCTCGTTCTCTTCGCAAGGATAGAAGAACACCATGGCAAAAGATTCTGTTGCCGCGTGAGACTTGACGAAATGCCCGATGCGGCAGTTGCCTGTGCGGATATCGGTAACGGCGCCAGTGCTGGCAGTGCCGTTCACAGGGTTTCCGTCAAAGTCCATATACGCAGGCTCGCCAGCCGTGATAGTCACCGCCGCCATCGGGAACTGCTTACAGCCCACAATCTGAATCGAACCAACTGCGTTGGCCGCGATATCGCTACTCGCTACGCCGATCATCTCGTCATTCAGACTGACAACCTGACCACCAGTCACGGCAGTCGCAGGAGTGTGGTCGACGCTAAACCCCCAGGTGTAATCGCCAACACTCTTGACGCTCATCGTGAAAGCCATTTCGCAACTCCTTATCTATGCCCGGCAGGCAACCGCCGGGCACCATGCTTTATCGAACCACATGAGAACCAACTAGACACCGGCCACCTTGACCATGGCGCGAGGATCCTGGAGCGCTGCCCCAAAGTCGAGATACGAACGCCACGCCGTGCCGAGCACCTCGCTACGGACATCCACGCTCTCGATCACGGGCGCGCGCACATTGTTCAGCCATGCCAACTGAACGCCCTCGATGATGGCCGGATTGCAGGCCATGTAGTAAGCAGTAGTGCTGTAACCAGTCAGAGTAGACAGGCTCAAATAGGGCGAAACCAGGATGTTCATGCCGCGGAACTGGTTGTATGTGGGGACGCTATACTGATCCGTATCGCCGGCAATAGCCAGCATCTCGCTAGAAGCAAGCCGGATCGCATACGTCTCAAGCTCGGGCGGCACCAGGCAGATGGTCGGCGACAGGTTGATAGGTTCGCCGAAGTGATCCTTCTGCAGTCGCATCTTGAGACGAGCAGCTTCCCACCCGGCCCAGCCCGTGGTGATAGCCAGAGCATAACTCGAACCGGTCAGCAGGTTGCCCCATGTCGAGCTGAAAAATGCCGCAGTCGAAGACGCCGGAACACCCTGTGCGCTCAAGGTCTTGTCGGTCACGTTGCCGTTGGCCAGCAGCAACTTGACAACCGTCTTCTCGACACACTGCGCGCCGCCCTGGCCGAGCTTGCGCGGAACGCTGGCGAAGTAGTCAAGATCGTCGTTGATGAGCATCTGGCGAGTGAGCTGGATATACTTGCCGTAGGTGCGCGCCTGGTTGCTCATGGTGTTCTCGCTGAAGCTCACACTCTTCAGCTCGCCGTCGGCGCCGACCTCCTCGAACTCCATGCTCTCGTTGGGGCGGTAGCTATAGACCGCTTTGAAGTCGCTCACTGCCTTATGGCCGCAAACGCCCATAACCACGCCCATGCTCTTCTCATACTCGCTCAGGAGGATCTTGTTGAGAACGTTGCCCAGGATACCAGGCAGGCTGATCGAGCTCGCGGTAGCCTTGAGCTTGTCGCCGTGCCAACCAAACGTATCCGGCAGGCGCACGCTGTCGAGCTGACAGGCCTTGATAACCGCGCCCTGGAGGCCGATGCCGGCCATCTTGTGAGCCTGCTCCATGTCGCGTTCGCTGTACTGCGCCGCAATTTTGCTTTCGGGCATGCCAGCGCTGGCGAGAAGGGCGGCCTCGATAGCCTGCGCGGTGATGACTGGCTTCTGATGCACAGCCGGAGCTGCAACGTCTTCAGCCTTCGGGGCCGAGCTGCGATACTGTGCCAGAATGAAATCCTTCAGCTGAACCAGGCTAACCTTGCCCTCGATAGCTTCCTTGCGCTTCTCCGCGAGGTCAAGCTTCGCATGCTGCGCGCATACCTCGTCGATCTCTGCGATGCGCTTGCGCTCGACCTCCAGCGCCTTGGCAACAGCCTGCGCCGTCATACTCTCGACCGCTGCCTGGTCGACCTGACCAGCAGCCACAGGTTCTTTCTCCATTGTCATATCTCCCTCTGCCTGCTCATCAGGCCACTGTGCCACACAAACGCTTGTTTGGCTATCTGCTCCGAACGGTACCAAAGATGTCTCGTACAGTTCTCCACCGCGCACGATAGCGACCGGGCCTTCCACAGTCTGCCCGTTCACTATAGCCGTGTCGCCGCGCTTCACCGGCTCCATCGAAAAATCCCGAACGCCGATACTTGCCTGGAACGGATACCCTCTCTTCGCTGTCTCGGCAAGGTCTCTGGCATAACCGTGCGCAGACGATACAACGCCATTTACCACAACCTTGCCGTTTTCCACCGATGCCTCTCCATGCCCAACAATCCCATTGGTGCTGTTGTCGTGATCCGCCAGGATGGCTATTTTTTTCGGGATCCGAATGCTGTTCAGGTCCACCACAACTGCTCCGCGGTTGGTTACCATTTTCCCGCCGTTGTAGGCGATGATGCGCATGGTAGGGAAAGAGCCTTCCGGCTCGGAAAACGTCACATTTTCGCTTCCGCAAACCATGAAAAGCCTGTTGTCAACCGTCATTTTCCACCTCGCTATCGGTGTTTTCAGCGCCCTCTTCGCCCTCTTCTTCGCCATTTTCTTCCTCATTTTGGGCGGCAGAAGGCTTGTTTTCTTCCACAATTTGCACATCAAAACCATACTTTGCCGCCAATTCGCGGCGCAATTTCTCTTCTTCAAACGCCAGTTCGATCTGCAAACGCTTCACCTTGCTCGCCGAGCGCAGCTCTTCTTCATAGTCAAGGCCCTTTTCCGCGTACAGGCGCTCCAGCGTTGTCGATCCGTTCTCCAGGTCTATCTTGTCCGCGTTCGCTTCCTTCTGCGGGTCGGCATGCTTATGCCCGTCCCAGTTGAAAGTCACACTCGAGACGCTTTCGCGCGGGGCGACTAGTCCCAGAAGCTGCGCCTCGATATACCACTTCTCGAACAACGGTAGCAGCGCATCCGCCCGAAGCCATTCATGGTCGATATCGAGCGACTTCCAGAATGTTTGATGGTCAAGCCGGCCCGATGCGTAGTTGTACCCCGAAGAGTTCAGCATGGCGATATTGAGAGGCAGTTGGATGCACCTGGCTATCTCGTTCAGTTGGATCTTGGTGAACATCTCATGGTTGATAGACGGATGGGCAGGCTGCACCTGCGAATACTGCCAACCCTTCGGCGCTACCATCATCTGTCCAGGCTCATAGTCCACAGTCTCAAACGGCAGAGCAGGATCCGGGTCGTCACTATTGCTCGTCAGCATGCCGGCCATATTGGCAGCGCTCTCCGCCGCGATAATGGTTGATAGGCTAAACCTCCGCAGCAGCGCGAACAATGGCAACGCGGGCGTGATAGACGGTATCCCTCGCCGCTGACCAGGGCGTATCCGGCGGAACAAATGGATCATGTCTTCCGCCGCAACAGTCACATAAGCGCCGTTCGCATACGAATCCCCAGGATGGCTCTTCATCACATCATATGAGACCGGCTCGCCGTCCGCAGCATACTTGATGCCGTCCTCGTAACCAGCAGAGTTGTCGATGCTCGTCTTATCACTCGGCGTCGTTACGTTGTCAGGCTCCACAACAATCAGGTGCAACGCCGGCAGCCCGTCCCCAAAGTCCTTGCTTGCGCAAACGATAAACGCTTCCCCGCTATCGCCGTCAACCTGCTGCATCGCCAACAACAATTTCTGCGCCAAACGCTCGCGATGAGCCCACCTGCGCCACACAGTCTCAACGTTTGATGCCGTCTCTCTATCCGAACTGACAACCTGTGGCCGCGGCCCTGTCCCAACGATGTATTGCGCCTTGGTATCAATCATGCCGCGCGCCCAGGAATTGTTCCGCAGCTCATATCGAGCTCGGTTGCGGATCGTCTTGCGCAGCCCAGGATACAACTCGGCATTGGCGCTCTTCTCACTCACCCCGCTCGAATAGTAGTTTTCAAGCCAGCGCGTATCTTCGGCCGCGTCGTACCCCGACGCCGCGTTGATACGGTCGATGAGCCGCTTGTATGCCGCGCTATACGCATCACGGCTCGGCTCACTGGCGCCGCTATCAGCGCTTGGCCATACGGCATTGTAAAGACGGCGCAGCAAGCTCATCGAGTAGCCCCATGTGTAAGCTTGTAAATCTGGCAAGACCCCGTCCCAGCAGTCTCTTTGGCCACCTGCTCGGAAAAGTATTTCAACGCCTTGATAATCTGGTCCCTAGACTCATACTTCATCATCGCCCCGTCAGGCGCGCGGATCTCTGTCAACCCGCTGTGGTTCTGCAGCGCCGTCTGCAGCACAGTGACCATATCACTCGCAAAGCTCATATCTGGCCTCCAGTCGCTCTATTGGCAGTCTAAACCATAGAAAAGGCTTGTCAAGTATACACAAAAAAGGCCATGCTACATGTAGCACGGCATTTATGATGTGACGTTATTTGCGTATGTTTCAAAGTTCGATTTTGGCCACACTCCAGAAAGAATGCTTGCAGTTACGGCACAAATGCCTTCGGCGAACAGCGTGAGGGATGCGTTTGGTGTGCGTTGTCTCGTAATGCCGACACCCACAGCGGGGGCACGATATGCCTTGCGCGGCGCGCTTGCGCTCTTCTCTCTCGTCTCTCTCCTCGTCTTTGGTCATACGCCCCTCCTCGCCCTCTGCATGTCCGAAAAGCTCATCGGCACAACCTTCCGCTTGGCCGGAGTGTCTCCAATTTCCAGCTCGCAACCCAGGTGCTTTGCCCCCACTATACACCCTACAGCGCAGTCCCACCAGTGCACCTCCTCGCCAGGCACCACATCCCACGTGTCGACCACCACAGTCCCATCCTTGACCAGCACAGGCTCCCGCTTCTCGCCGCTCAAATGCCGGCAAAGCTCGCGATGCTGATACTTGTTCCGGCCGAATATCGCCATGCGCCCGCGCGCCCCCATGGGGCAGCGAAGCCGCTCGAAAGCGAATGATTTCCACATGCTCGAATAGTACTCTATCTGCCGCATCGTCTTGAATGCCGGATCTTTGGCCTGAACCACGCGAATGCCGCTACCCTTCTTGCTCGATCCCTTCGGATACAGGAAGTCTGAACCAGGCGGAACTGGTATGCCGCGAGAAGCTATCACATTGCTCCGGGCCGACTCCTTCAAGGCTCGATAGACAAGCTGCGCCTTCCAGCCCCTGTCAACCATGCATATGCCGGTGACGTGCTCCGTACCGTCTTCGCATACCCACAAACGGCAACACTTGCCCATGGCAGCCTGCACCGCAGCATACACAGACTCCTCGCTTCCAGACTCGCCACCGCCCACGCTCACCCGTCCGTAGTCGATGATCGAGCCAGTGAAGTCGTTTGCCCATGCGCACACCATCCAGTGCACATGCGATAGGCTGCCGACGTCCACAAACGCCGTGACGTGCTGGTGGCCGCCGGGCACAATGCCGCGCTCGACAACAGACAGTCGCTGCATGAGCGTTGTCGGATCGAGTCGCTTACCCTGCTCAAGCTCTTCGTTGACCGGATCGTTCTGGTATTCGCTGCGGAAAGCGTCAACGCCGTCCGCCGCTATCTTCCAATAGCAGAACTCAAGCGTGCTGTCAAACATGCGCGTTCCGTCCGGCAGTTCTGTCGTGTCGTGAATGTGGTGGAGCAGCACATCCGCCCCCAGGTCCATCTCCGCCCTGTTGTCGAGATAGAATCTGTGCGCCTCGCGCCAATACTTGTCCTTCGCAGCGTCTCTGTCTCGAATCAGGTCAACGTACTTTTCCCACATGTCTTGCCTGACAGGCTGCTGGACAAGGAGCCGGTCCCTGGCTCCACACCACACCGGCTGCTGCCGTACGTCGCTGAACTGGTCTGCTGTGCAACCAACGTTGATGATACTCCCGAGCATTACCATACCTAGCCCTCGGCCTTGCCCAGATAACGCCGCGAGCCCGCGCGTGATGAGCTTCGTCTTCGCCTTCTGCTGCACCGCGCTGCCGGCGCTCTCATCGCCATCCGGGTCGTCAATCACAACGAAATCAGGGCGCCCAGACTGCAGCACCACGCCTCGGACGCCCTCCTTCATGCCGGCCACGCGCACAACGGCGCCGCTGGCTATGCTGCCTGATATAGTCGGGAAGGTCACACTATCGCACGTCCACTCGATACGGGTCGGAACGCCGTTGTGCGTTTGGTAAGCAGCACGCTGTGCGCGGCCGTCAAGCGCTCGGATCGGAGCGCATACCTCCGGGAAGTCTTCGGCCAGCATATCGTTGGTCTCGAAGTCGAGCTTGATGAGCTCTAGGCGCTCCATGGCAAGACGCTTATTCTCACAGATATAGACCACAACCCGGACACGCCCAGAAAGCAGCGCCCACGGTATCGCGGCCTTCACGAGCAGGCTCGTCTTGCCCATGCTCCGCGGCCCTACCCTGCAGCGCCTGACCTTATACTCCAGCGCCTCGCGGAAGGCCTGGAACATGTCGTCATGAGCCCGCTCGAACGGGTTGTAGAACCAGTGCGCATGATACGTCTCGGCGAAGTTGCGCGGCGATAAGAGCGCGTATGCGCGGCGCTCCTGGTTGGCCACGGGCGGAAGATCGCCGATATCTGCCTTGCGAGCCCGCTCCTGGCGCCGATAGTCGCGCTGCTTTTCGAGCTTGGCATTGTTGTCGTCTTGCATCTGTTCTCCACGCTGTTGACTATGACTAAGTTGCACAATCCGAC